TTTCAAGATCAACTTATTCTGCATTATTTGCAATCGTAGGTACGACTTATGGTGCAGGTGATGGTTCAACAACTTTCAATACACCTGATTTACAAGATAATACACCAGTAGGAAAATCAGGAACTAAAGCTTTAGGTTCAACCGGTGGAGCAAATACTGTATCATCAACTGGAAACGTTGGTGGTTCTACAGCAAACGCTTCTTTATCAACAGCACAATTAGCTTCTCATAATCACCTTATAACTGGTCAAACTTTTGGAACTGCTTTTAATACTAGATTTGAGGCTACTATGGGTGGTGGTTCTTACACAGGTAGTAGAGGTGATGGCGGCGCACACTCACATAATATGAGTGCAACTTTTTCAGGTGATGCAACATCAGTTATTCAACCTTATTTAACATTAATTTATATTATTAAAACTTAGGAGAAAAAATGGCAACTAACGCAAATTGGACAATAATCTTTGACGATAAATCAATACTTAAAAATTATAATGAAGGAGCTGAAATCGGTGGAGCAGTTGGATATAAAATTAATAATGATTCTTTTTGGTCTGATTCTAAGTTTTCAAATATCTGGGCTATTCAACATGGAACATCTATTACTTCTGATGAAGTAGAATATAGAGATGAAACACCTCATTCATCATTTGCCGATGCTAATATCGGAGACATCAGTCAATTTTCTAATAAGTGGGACGCAGCTCATTTAATTTACTTACAAGAAACTTGGGATGGTGATAATGTTGATGGTGAAACAGAAGCTGAAAAAATTACTAGATTAGGTGCAAGACCTACTTCTTATACTTCTTCATAATCCTTTATAAATAAAGTTGCACTATATCTAATCATGTCGGGGATGTCACTTGCGTGTTGAGAGTGCCAATGATCTGATGGAAATAATAGTGCTCTATTTTCTCTAAAACCAACATGAGTATCTAATTGTAAATCATCTTTATTTTTAATAAAAAAAACTGTTCCATTATTATTTGCTGTTATACCTTTTAACATAATCATAATATTTATTTTACCTTGAGGAATATCTTGGTGTGGTTTAAAATGATCTAAATTTCTTTGATCTATACCTGAACTCATACATATTTCTTTAATTTTTATTTTAAATTTTAATTCAGATTGTTTAATAAATAAATTTTGTAATTTTTTATCGTGTCTGAAATCCCATCTAGCACCATAATAAGTATGTTTGTTTTTTTCAGTAGCGTTATCAAAATATCTAGGTGTATAAAAAGCTTTAGTTAATGCAAAGTCTTGAATTGCAATTAAATCATTTTTATTAAAAAAATTGTCTAAAATTTTTATCATGGTACCAACCTCATCCATGAAGTTAAGATATATTTTTCTCCAGATAGAGGAGGATTACCTCTATGTAAATATGGAAATCCCGCAGGCCAAATAACTATTCTACCTGTTTTAGGTTTTACTCTTTTTGAAAAATGTAAAAATTCAGTTTCTCCTCCTTCTTCTACATCATTTAAATATATTGAAAAAACAAAAGCTCTCGATTGCATTTCCATAGGGGCACCATGTTCTATATGCCAAACATGATAACCTTCCGTAGGTAGAGTTTTTTGAATTTTTAAACGAGTATAGTGTAATTTTGATTGACCATAACTTTCTTCTGCCCCTGTATTTTGAATATAATGATTCCACGCTATATTAAAATTTAACATCATGGGTTTTAAAGTTTCCCACCAAACTTCAATGTTGCCTTCTCCAAGAAATAACTGTTGATCTTGCTTATGAAGAATTGGTGCATTTTCAAAACCTATTCTATTCATAGTTTTATTAAATTTATTTTGAGCTTCATATAAGTTAATTGCTTTTTTACATTCATCTTCTGTAATGTAATTATCGTAAATTCCTACAAAACTATCTATATTAACTATTTTATCTTTCATTTTTTTTTATTTTTTTCTATGATTTCTAATTTTTTATTTATTAAAAAATGTTTTTCTGAATCAAAATTACAAACTAAAGAATATCTTGTAGAATCATTTTCATGTTTATCAAAACCATGCATTACCATTGGAGGAAAGATATAATAATCCCCAGCTTTAGGAGTTATTGATATATTTAATTCTGGTAAAATTAAATCAGCCCCGTCTGTAAGATATAAAATAGCGTGATATTGTCTGTGGTCATGAAATTGTAAACTGTCTCCTTTTTTTATTTCATTACCCCAGGCGTCTATAATTATTGATCTCTCTAAAAAATATGCAAATAAATCAGGATGTGTTGTTTGATGTTTATTAATTAAAAAAGTAAAAAAATCTTCAAATAAATTATTACCAATAAAATGTTTCCAATCAGTCATTCCACCTTTTACTGCTGTGTAATTATCCATATTAGGGTTTAAATTATTTTTAATTTCTAGAATTATATTATGAACTTTATCGGGATAAGGGTAATGACCATATACAATATTTACAGTTCTTGGATAAGTAACATTTAAACTATTCGTATTTTGATTTAATTTATTATTTTTATCTATTAATGTAATCATTTATATTATTTTAAGATTACCTGAAACAGATATTCTTTCTCCTTCACTTTGAAAATGATTAACATAATGCTGCAAACTAGCTGGAAAAATAAAAAAATCACCTTTTTCTGGAAAAAATTTTTGAAAATTAATATTATATTTATTGTTACCCAACTCATTAATAAAATTAAGCCCTCCTGGATTAGAATCTCCTTTATTTATTTTATTTTCTTTTTTTAATCCTTTTGGAATTTCTATAAAAATTACAAAAGATAAAGCACCATCATGTCCGTGTAATGGATTAGATTCAAATTTAGTCATATAGTTAACCCATGATGTTTCTAGTTCTATTCTAGATCCTAAAATTTTTCCACTATATTCTATGTACGCCCGGGCATAGCTATCTAAATAAGGGTAAATTATTGGAAACATTTTTTTAGGATTAATTACATGTTCATGTTTTATTAAACCAGCTAATCTATCATTATAATTTTTTGATTTTTTACTACATAATTTTTTTATTTGGTCTAATTCTTTTTCATTTAAGGAAGTTTTGTAAAGAAAAGGACCCCAATGAAAAAAATTATAATTTATTATTTTATCTGTTTTGTCCATATTATTTATTGTATTCGAGTTAAAATATTTAAAGCAAATCTATTTATATTTTTTTTAGCTGCTATCCCTTTATGATATATTTTACTAGGGAAAATTAAAGCCTCTGATTCAATAGATGGATAAAATATTGTTTTATCTTCTATTTTAAATTCTGTTCCCCCATCATTACTATGTAAGTTATATATTATTGAATATTGATTGTCTTCATAGCTATCCTGATGAAGACAAGTTTCACTATTTGAATTATACCAATTCCAATAAACTCTAGTTATTTCAGTAAATTTTAAAATAGATTTTTCATTTATTGAATCAAAAATTACATTCATATAACTATTTAAAATAGGATCCTCGATATAGGGTGAGGATTTACTGTAAGTAGAAACTATAAAACCTGCATCAGGTTTACTTATATTATGGTTAGCACGTCCTAAATCAAAACCAAATCTCCAATTAGAATTATTATATAATTCATTGATTATTTTTTTATTTGTATTTTTAGGAAAATTAGTATTTATTTTTGTTATCATTTTACAATATAATTAATTGATATTCTCCAATAGGGTATTTTTTTATTAGGTCCTACCCCGTTATGTATTTTATCACTATTGAATATTAAAAATTTTCCAGGTTCAAAATTTATTTTATTTTCTTCTATTTGTAAATCTCCACCCCAATCATTAGACCAAACTGGAGTTAAAAATCCTAAAATACTTATGTCGGCATTATTTTTTGAATCTGAATGAAATTCGGTAACTGAAGTTTCATTTTTTGCGCCTAAATGAATTCTAAATATGTTGTTAGGTAATTCATATTTATATTTTTCTTGAAAATTTATTTTTATTCTTTCATATAATGATGTAAAATATCCGTTCCAATAGTGATTACTTACTTCATTATAATTATCTTTAATTATAAAACCTGGAAACATACCAAAACTTTCTTCAGAGGATGCTCTTGTTAAATTCCAACCATTGGTTTCAATTAAACCTTTGTACAATTTAAATAATTCTTTTTTTAATAAAATATTGTCTACATATTTAATCTTATTATTTTCTTTCATTTTAAAAAATTTTACCTTGTTGCCATTTCCACAAATTAGGTGAATTTATTATATTGTTATAGACATAATAATCTAAGTTTAAATATTTCATAATTTCTTCTTTATCTAAATTTAGTTCTATATTATTTTTATCAATATTACAATATTCAACTATACCAAAATGCATTTTTAAAAAAGTATGTAGATCTTTAAGTTCTATATACCAATCAATATGAGTATTTATTAAATAAGGAACTTGAGATGCCGTGTGGTTAACATTTCCTTTATCTCTTGTAATAAGATTAACATTAGAATTATGTAGTGATGAATAGTTTATATCTTTAATATTAAGACTATGTCTTGATAGATCATATTTAAGTCCAGCAATAAATCTTTCATAAGGATCTCTTATTACTGTCCATTTAATTTTATTTAAATTTACTTTATTTGTGACTATAGCATTTAAATTTTCAATAGATTTAACTACACTGCTAGATCCATTTTTATGAATTAATAAGTATTGAAACTGGTTAGTTTCATATAACTCTATGTTTTGAAGTAACATTTTCTCTCTTTCATTATACCCATAATTAATATATAAGGCATTATATGCTACAAAAATTAAATTTCAAGCCTGGATTTAACAAACAAGCCACAGCCTCTGGAGCCGAATCTCAGTGGATTGATGGTGATTTTGTTAGATTTAGATATGGACTTCCTGAAAAAATAGGAGGTTGGAATCAATTAACAGCAGCCAGTGAAACTCTCCCTGGAGCCGCACGTGCACAACATACTTGGACATCTATACAAGGTGAAAAGTATGCCGCAATAGGTACATCACAAGGTTTATTTTTATATTATGGTGATGCTTTTTTTGACATTACCCCTTTAGACACCGCTATTACAGGTTGCACATTAACTACTGTTAATGGTTCAGATGTCTTAACAATAGATAAAGGCTCTCATGGGTTATTAGTTGGAAGATACGTAACTTTATCTGCAGTAACGGTTACAGGTGCAAGTGGTTTTACAGCAGGGGATTTAGAAAAAGTTTATGAAATTTTAACAGTTCCTACAATTGACAAATTTACAGTTAAAGCAGTAAGCGCTGAAACAGGTGCGGGTATGACTGCAGCAGGAGCGGCTACAGTTAATCCTTATGTAATAGTTGGACCTACAACACAAACAGGAGGTTATGGTTGGGGAACATCTACTTGGGGCGCTGAGACTTGGGGAACGGAGAGATCTACAACTACTGTAACTCTGGATCCAGGTACATGGTCTTTAGATAACTTTGGACAAATATTAATTGCAACTATTCATAATGGTAAAACATTTACATGGAATGCAGGAGCAGCAACTCCAAGAGGAAATAGAGCAACTATAATGACAGGAGCGCCTACGGCATCAAGATTTACTTTAGTATCTGATAGAGATAGACATGTATTTCATTTTGGAACAGAAACAACTATTGGAGATCCAAGTACTCAAGATCCAATGTTTATAAGATTTTCTAATCAAGAAGATTATAGTGTTTATGAACCTACAGCAACTAATACTGCAGGTACGTTTAGATTAGATATTGGTAATGAAATAAGAGGAGTAATTCAAGGTAAAGATTATGTACTGGTAATAACTGATAGTACAGCTTATGTTATTCAATTTGTAGGACCTCCATTTACTTTTTCAGTTAGACAAGTAGGTACGAACTGTGGATTAATTGGTCAACATGCATTAAGTTATTCAAATGGTATTGTTTTTTGGATGTCTGGTGAAGGTGGATTTTTTGCATTTGATGGTACAGTTAAAGCCATACCTTGTTCAGTTGAAGATTTTGTATTTACAACAAATGGTAATAATTTAGGTGTAAATTATAATGCAGGTCAAGTAGTTTATGCACAACACAATTCATTATATAATGAGGTAAGTTGGTTTTATCCTAAATCAGGGTCGGATCAAATTGATAGATGTGTTACATATAATTTTGCAGAAAATTGTTGGACAACAAGCTCACTAGCAAGAACTACATATGTAGATCAAGGTGTATTTAATTTACCTTATGCTACAGATTATGACGACAGTGCTACACCTGTATTTCCAGAAATTTTAGGAATTACAAATCTATATGGATCTTCAATTTATTATGCTCACGAAACTGGAGCTGATCAAGTTAATAGC